CACTTAAGCCTGATGATGCTGTAGTTAAAGAATTCGGGATTTTTGTTGATCATGAGTTAGATAAATAATTCCGTAAAGTTACTGATTTTTAATTCAATAAAGTAGAGGATTATTTAAACTCAATAGAACCTTGCAAAAAATACCTTTATGAATAAGGGTATAGAGATTTCCTTGATTAAAAATGGCACAAGTTGGCAGATCCAACTTATGAACTCATGATGAAGTCAATGGAAGTCGCAACAGCACTAGAAAAGTCTGAATTGAAAGACTTGAAACCTAGAAACCTCTTTAATCCACCACCTATAGTGAAGGCTATGTTAGGATTCATCAACTGGAATTGTATACAACTATGCAAAAAGATGTACCCTGACACTTTCATTTAAGGAATGAACACGGAACAAGTTTCCAATGCAGTGGAAAGGCAGAGAAATTAGATTGAAGATCCTATATTCATGATGTGGGATGGATCCAATTTTGATGCTCATTAACACCATAGTCTTATTTAAGCAGTAGACAATAAGTTTTTTGACTACGTATTTGACAGATTTTTTCTTTATACTAATGAGTTTTCAGCAGTGTAAGCTTAAGTCTTGAAGGATGCATGTCAGAAACTTTTAGTTAAAGTCACTATGGTAGAGCCTACATCTAATAGAACTAAAAACAAAGTTAAATATTTTGGAGCTAAAATTAAAGGAACAACTTTCACAGGCCACCCTACAAGGACAACTTTAGGTAACACTTTAAGAATGATGTTCTACACATAGTTTATAGCACATAAAGCAGGTATTAACATCAAATCATGTCATGCAGGAGATGATGTTGTTGTAGTTCTTAATAAAAAAGATGTAACATAGTTCAAATAAGAAATTGACAAATATGCTTAAACTTGCAGAGTTGAAGACTTAGTAGCATAAGGATATAAAGAAGGCAATTATATGAGCTATGGATTGGGCTAAATTTTTAGAGGTTTTAAATAAAATGAAACGTGTTTTGATTTTCTGTCGAAGGATGGTTTATCTTTCAATGGGCACATCTACATGAGGAGAATTCTTAGGAGAGTTGTACTCTCAGGAAGTATTTCAGACTCAGTGGGTGTAACTTTGACTTAAGAATAACAGAACACAGCATTAACAGTAGCTCACAAAGCTTATGAAGAAGCAGATTCTAGAATAGGTGATTTGATAAAGTAGAGATTAGAGACCATGAATCATGATGATTTGTGCACTAACACATTACTTAAAATCTAGAAAAAATTGAGGATACGAGGACATGAAAATCACAAATTAGCGCCTTTTAGAGAACCTCAACTGCTTTCATATCCATTCAACGTTCGTGAGTGAGTGAAC